CTCTGTTCATAACGTGGTTTGTTTAAGTATTCCCATTCCTTGATTGAGTTCATCTCAGCATTACGCTCACCAGTATTCCACTGCTCTCGTGTTTTGCAATACTCATCATATTGATTGTTGATTTGCTCTTCTAATGCTCGCTCTCTATCTATCTGCTGAAAGCGTGTTCCTAGTAATAGTTGTTTTAGTAATCCCATTTTTAGTCAATTTTATAAAAGATTATTACCCAATCGTTCCCATAAGCCAAACGATATTCTCCTAGTAAATACTTTGCTTCATCTTGTGATTTAGCGAGGTCTATTTCTTCAAATGAACCACCTTTGTAACTCCCTACAATTTTATACATATCTAGTTGTTTTGATTAATACAAATATACAAATAATTTTTAGAATACGAAAATTAATGAGGCATTCCCATGTCATGTTTAATATCCCAACCTTTAGCTTTGATTTGTTTAGGCATCTCAGCCTTTCGTTTTACATCAGCGATATACTGATTGTGATCCAGTACTATAGCATTCATTTGTTCAGCTCTTGCCTCTCTTTTAAAGCCTATTATCCTATCCATACCATCAGGCATATTTACCGCATCAGTCATTTGCTTTTCTTCCTCACAAACTCGCACCCATTTTTCAATGATGCTTAATAGATTGTCGTATGCTTCTGCTTTGTTCATAATAGTAGTTGTTTAGGTTAAAGGGGGCGAACCCCCATTTTATTAATAATTTAAAATATATTCAATGCTTAAATCATTTGCATCATGTAAATCATAACCTACTTTTTTTATATTTTTATTTGATTTTATAAAAGCGTTTGCTTTTCTTTTAGTTTCAAATTCAAATTTTTGTCCGTTTGATTTAGTAACGTGGTTGAAGATTGTAATTGTAAACATAATTTTTTCTTTTTTTGTTTGTTTGATACTTCAAATATAAAACAAATATATTTAATATGAAAATAATTTTAAGAATAAAGCAAAAAAAAAGACCTATATTTCTATAAGTCCTTAATAATCAAGTAAGTGATGTTTAAAAAAAATGTGTAATTCTAGCGACTTGCCCTTTGTCAAACTCATGAACGAAGCCCTCTACTGCTTTAGGTGATCCAGTGTACCCTTTTCGAGAGTGCCAACTATCTGCCGAGCTTGGACTTCTTAGATATTCAACTGTAACACCGATAAAGTCTTTAGCATCTCTCCACTTATACTTAACCTTGTGGTGCAAATGGTGAAGATACCAATACCTAAACTTACTCTCAGCCCATTCTTGAGGCTTTTCATGTGCCATCAGCATAGGTAGGTTATCCATCTTCGCACCATCACCATGCTCTAAGCCTATAAGATTAGCACCATACTTGTAATACTTACGATGACTTACGCCTGCATCAACTGATACATCATCGGTAAGCCTGAACCAACTCTTTAAAGCGTGTGCTAAATGAAAGCCTGATTGATAGTCGTGGTTGCTCATAGAGTGTACGCAATCAACTGGTGCTATCTCTCTGAGCATCTCCACACATTTAACATATAACTGCAAAGCTATCTCATAATGTTCCCACCATTTACCATCGCAGTCCTGAGGCGTTCCTTTTGTAGTGGTATTATAAACATTATCAACGTGTAAAATATCGTTTCCTATGCAGAATAAAACCCTATCTATACTAAACCCCTTTGATTTATTAATAAGACCTTGCACACCCTCAATAACTCGTGAAACGGCAATAGGGATATTGTATTCTTCTCCAGTTTCTTCACTATTAGCGTATTTGCCTATGTGAATATCAGCAGGATTGATCACAAGCAAGTGCCTCCCTGCTTTATGCTTCACCTTTGGGTAGGTTGGTGCGTGTTCACTTATAAAAGTGTTCAGCCTTTTGAAGATACCATCTTCATCAATACCTTTTCCTTCCTTAGTAACAACAGAAAAACGAAGTTCCCCACTCATATTCTGCCAGTGCTTGACAGATACAACGTCTTTTTTAGAGATACCCCTATCTTTTAGGTGTAAATCTAGTGCGGTGTTATCGTTAAAATTGTCTAAGGTGTTGGCTCTGTGCCTTTTGATTAACTCAATCTCATCGGCTTTTAGCCTAAATCGGTTATTTTTCTTCATAATATTAGTTTTGCACTAATATACTAATTTTTTTCGAATACAGAAAAGCATAGCGGAATAATCGAAATCGCTGCCAGTATTAAAGTGTTCGTTGTGATCCCTCCTGCATCTATTTGTGTAACTGATGCAATCGCAAGCACACCGCTAACAGTTCGTTTACTACTCCATTTGCCTTTTGTGTCTTTAAACATCTCAGGTATAATTGCTAAAATACCTTTTGCAAATAGAGGATTAACTGGCATTTGTTTTGTCTTTTATGAAGTAGTTAATTAGATCATCAATCCACCCGAAAACCTTGTTATCCTTTTCCGTTGGTGTTAAGTTTACAACTATCTTACCGAAAGCCATTAAGCCGATAAGCAGTTCACCCCAATTTTGTGCAATAAAATCAATCATAATAAGTGTTAAATTCAATGAATATAAAAGGTAAATAAATACAATGTTTGTAACCATCTCCAAACTTATCCGACCAAATGCCGACAAGTATTCCAGTATAAACTCCTAAACCAATCTCAAATCCGCTCATATTAATAAATCCAAGTTACACAACTAGGTAAATCCTCATCGACATCTACATGAATAAATGTCTTAGCAATTCCTATACGAGTAAACCCTGCCGTAATACAAGCATCAATTATTGTAAATCTATCTGAACTATTACCGCATGATATATCAACTGCGTTGCCTCTTGTATGTGCTGAGTTAGGCTTTCCGCCTACCCTCTCATTTGTTGCTTTATCTCTCCAACTAGAATTGATGTGAAAAGGAATACCTGCTATTGTACGAGCTTCATCTAACTTAATCAATAAATCATCGCTCATCAGATCGTAACACCCAACTCCGTTGCAAGTAAATTCATCCTCTGAAAAATGTTTAATCTTTCTTCTCATTTCCTATCTTTTGGATATTATAAACTGCTGCCGTAATCAATACGATAGCCGTAAGCACACTATTTATATCCGCAAAACTAATCCCAATAGCTGCCGTATTAACAACATTCGTTTCTATTAAATCCTTATACATTTTTTATCTTACTTAAATATATTTTTAATTTTTTTATATTCTTTGCCTTTGGTCTATATTTCATAGTCTTATCCCTATATTATAAGCGTTGTCAATAGGATTCAAATCTGAACCACTATTAGAGGTGTACTCAGGAAAGGAACTTGAATTGTCGCATAAATAATCAACTATTCTCTGCCCGTAAAACTCAGCCGTATCTCTCTCCTTTTGTATTAACCAGTTCAAATCCTCTTTAGATGCTGCCGTTCCATTTTCGCTATTCTTTTGTGTAACCGTTCCGTTCTTAATTTGAAAAGATATAAACGGCAAAGCCTCAATTAAAGCGTAGTGAATAATAGCGTCTTGAACATAATCATCTACTAGGGTTTTATATACTCCAGTAAGTGATGCACCACTAACACCTGCTATGTCATTTTCAATCTTTTTATATAAATCAGTTCCTAAAATAACTTGCATGTGCTTGTCTTGTGCTATCTTTAAAAAAGGTAACAAGAAAGCAGTATCTACATTGTAATTTATAGCCGTAGAACTCTTTAATTTATCTTCGTTGCAAAATAGTGATGCCATTATCTTTTCTTTATAAATCCTCTATTAGTCATATCTTTAGGCTTCATCGCTACCTCTTTAGTATTACGAACTCTGTAGCCTTCTTTATCTGCCTGATTTGTGCTTACTGTCGGTGCAAGTGGAGATTTAACATCTACTTTAATAACGCTTTTAAATGTTTTTCTTCTCCATTTATGGTGGCAATCCCCTCCGCCTTTATACTTCCAAATTGAGTAGGTATTAGCACCACCTTTGCCCCAACCTGCATTGACTGACTTCTCACCCATCGCAATAATATCTTCTTTTCTGTATAGCTTGCGAGCATTTACCATCTTACGACAGAACGCTCTACTATTTGAACTGACTGCTAATGGTTCATAAGCATAGCGAACCTTGTACATAAAGCCGTTTATATTAGC